AGGCATACGAGTAGCGTCCATAGCCATCATAGGATGGACTGTAAGCGCCAAAGCATCGATACGGGCACGTAGCTCAGCATCTAATGCTTTCTGACTGTTGTAGCCCTTCTCACAAACTCCACGACCCCAGAAACGACCGGGTACAACGTCCCAAGGAAAAGCCACGATAGGTCGGTCTTGCATCATGTACGGGTTTTCTTCTATTTTTAGTAGATGAGCACCGTTTGCAATAACAATAATGACTTCAATGTATCCTTTTTCTTTTACTTCGTCCTCGTCCTCGTCTTTAGCCTTGTTCTTATTTAACTCATCTTCTAACTCGTCATCATCACCTTCTAAGATTGCAGTATTGTAGATGTGACGGGGAATCAAGCCATAATATTTGGTTAAACGTACTTTGTCGTCATCGTAAGCTGTAATATCTTTGTCAGCTTCTAGGTCACGGTCTGAATCAGCGTCTTCTAGGTCAACATCGTTGTAGATACCACTTTCAATACCTAATTCAACTTGGTGACGGGGTACAAACTCATCAATAATGACACCTAAAGCGTCTTCAATGCTAGAAGCAGTGGGGTCAATCAAGAAGTTCTGGGGCTGGATAGGGCGTAACTTAACAATTACGCGAGTTTCTACTGTTACACCCACAGCTTGCATCGCACCGTCCATTACAGGCTGGCTTGCTGGCTTCATTTCGTTAACTTCTTCGATAACTAGCTCAGCCATACCTGTACCATAGACAGCAGCGTTAATTAACACCTCACCTACAGCTTTACGGGTCTTAGTAAAGACGAAATCTTCCGATAACTGTTCACGCAAATAGACAACATCCTTGTTGTCCTTATCGTTACGGTCGTCTTTGATGTCAAACCACTTACCACGACCAAATGTAGCCTCTTCAACTTCAGCAACTGAGCTTTCAACGGCTTGCTGGAGGGCTGGAGAGATTAACTTTGAGCGCTCACTATCACGAAGTTTGTCACCCGCGTCCCAGATACCACGCCATAGACGGTAGTACTCGTCAAACTTCTGCTGGTAGTTAGCCTCGTAGTGGTCACGCCACCGCTCGGTCTTATCCATAACCCAGTCTTCAGCTTTAACCTTCAAATACTTCTTATCATTATCCATATTATTCCTTAATAGCCTGAGAAGGCATCCATAGGTTCGTAATCATCTTCTTCAAAATCGAAAGCATATGACACTTTAGCAAGTTGCTCGATGTAAGAGAGTGCGTCAATCAAGTCGTCATGCACCTGTCGGTTAGGGAATTGAAAAAGCTGGTCTAAGAACTCATTGTTCCAATCGCCTTTGTTTAGTGTTATAGCTCCGTTTTCAAAACGACCTTGTAACGACCAAACAATACGATCTGTCTTTTTCTTATTACCGTGACTTAGTTCATCTACTCTGAAGAATGTCTGTGTCCTCTTCATAATGTCGGACAGATAGGGCATGACAGCTTGTCGCGCAATTCCCTTTTCTATGCCAACTGCCACAGGCTCGTACTTCTTAACAGCATCGAATATCTTCTTCGCTGTCTCCTTTACATCCCATCGCCCGTAAATGATGTCCTCAACATACCAACCTTTTTCGTTTGCCTTAGCAATCGCAATAGCTGTACTGTCTAACCTCTTATTCTTAACACCTTTACTGCCTTCTTCTTCAAAGCCAGCCAAGTCAACCGCTATGTAGTAGTCGCCATCTTTAGGTGCTTCTTCGTCAAACTTAATCCACTTCTCTTTGAACAACTCACCACCGCCAGCCTCAAAGGAAGCCATAAACTCTTGACGGAAAGCGAATGACGACATGCTTTTCTTAGCAGCGTTAATCTCGTCAGGGTCGAGTAGGGGGTTATCAAAGGAGGTAAAGTGAAAGGACTTAAATGTGTCATCTTCACCAGATAATCCATGTTGATACAAATCATAGAAGTGATTACGTCCCATTGGCGTACCAATAAAGAGTGCATCACCTTTCAAGTCGGCTAGTGCAGGTCGAAGGATTTGCTCCCAGACCTCTGGTTTCATGTCGGCGTATTCATCCATAACCAAATAGGCTAAGGATACTCCACGCATTGTCTCTGGTCGGTCAGCGCCCTTTAAGCTGATTGAGGAGCCATTGACAAGTTTTATTTGAAGGTTGTTGACGTGTGCGCCTGTAATAACACTATGTCCAATCTCCAATAGAGACTGCCACATAATGTCACGAGCTTGACCCTGTGTAGGAGCAACGTAGAACACCTGACCTCTTGAGGCTTCTAGTGCTCTAACGATTAACCTATAGGCTGCGAACTTACTTTTTCCTGTACGGCGACCTGCTGCAACAACCTTAAATCGAGTAGGGTCATTCCAAACAACCTGTTGCCAAGGGAGTAGGTTTATGTTTAAATCTGCCATCTATTAAAGAAGAGGATTTGGCATTAAGCCTTTGGACATAAGTAAATCTTCCATTGTGTTAAAATCGTATGTACGCTCCAAAGGGCGAATAGGTTCAACAATACGAGCACGACCCATACCTTGTTGTGTCATATCTTCAGCGGCATAATTGCGAATAGGATTTAAGGCTTCTGTCCTAGGTTGTGATCGCGTCTCTTGAGCATACTCACGAACAGGTATAGTACCCCCAGTTTCAGGTAAGTCTACGCGGCGTGGGTCGGTTTGGGCAAAAGCAGCACGAGCTTTATTACCTTCAGCGTTTACAGTTTCGTAGGCTGACCATCGCTCTTTTGAGTTTTTACCCCAATCACCATCTACTTGAAAAGAATCGTCAAGTTTTTCTAAGGTAAATTGTTTTTCAAATATTTCAGAATTTTCACGCCTAGTGGCAATGTCGGCATCATACTTAGCGCGTTTTTCTTTAGAAAGCCCTGAACTAAACAACCCGGGGTTGATTGCTTTTGTAAGGTCATCAGCTGTTTCAAAATTACCAGCGCGATCGTTAATATAAGCTAATGACACTTTACTAGCAACCGCAGGAGTTTCAAGTAGTTCTGGATTTGTAACTAAACGGTCATCACCATAAACTTTTTGAGAGTACTTAGCATAATTAGCTTTACCCGTTAATTGAACAAAACCACGACCTCGGTATTTGTACCCGTCTCCAGCAGTAGTGTTCCCAAGCTCCTTTGCCTTTTTAGGGTTGGAGGTAATATCGTATTTTTTAAAGTAATCTTTATTACCTAACTCAGAAAGAAAAGCAAAATTCCCTGTTTCTTTTTTAAACTGCCCAAGAAGTAACGCTTGTTTTTTTAAAGGTATATTGGCTGCATTCATATCAGCGCGTAAAGCTGCAACTCGTTTTGTTGTATTACTCATTGTTAATGTCCTCTGCGTCTGAAACGTCTTCGATGATGGTAGCATCTCCACCGATGCCATTAATAGTGATGTTAACAGAAGGGCGACCACCACCAGCTTTGTCCTTCTCAAAATAGGACATCGGTAACATCCTATCCACGAGGAGTTTCCACGCCGCTGCTTGGTTCTTATGTTCGTCATCTAGTGCCGCATCTAGGATGGAGTCAATAACCCTCTTACTCTTAGGGGAAGCCAATAACCTAGCCTTAAACTCTTCGACCGCCGCCGCATCCCCTTTAGGACGACCAACTGATCTTTTCTTAACTGCCGCTAGTTCGTTCTTAGTGGGACGACCGGGGCCTCTCTTAGCAGGTTTGTCCATTTCTGGTTCCTTGTGTTTTGTGTTACTATATAGTCTTGGTAGTCCTAAACCACTTGAGGACTCGTTGTCTATATAGAGGTTCTAGGGGTTATATACACAATGAAGTCGTTTGACTTTAGAGGTCCCCAAGAAACCAATTAAAAGTTTCATACCTATATAGTACAAACTCTAAGTAGACATTATACCACACTTTTGCTAAAATGTCAAGCGTTATCTTCACTTTTCTGTGGCTTATTTACCACAGGTAGAGGTCGATATCGTCACCTATGCGACACCTTAGTTTTTAGTTTGTTTTTTTGGGGGACTCTAACGTCCAGACGCAACCGTCAACAACTCAACTTACTAGTCAACGATCTCGACTGGTGATAGGTTAGTCCTCAGCAATACTAGTTATTCACAGGTTATCCACAGCAGGGGTTTTATCGTGTGTTATCAACCTACTCTGTCTATATAGGGGTTATCTGATCTGTCCCTAATTAAACCCTATATTGACCCTATTTTGTATCTGTTCCGTCTTTTCTACTATTTTGTATCTGGGCGGGTACTACAATAATTACACCGACGAGTTCCCCTCCCCCGCCCCTTC